TCATCTACTTTAGGTATCTTTACAATTTTAGTAAAATAAATATTACCACTTGCATATTTAAATGCTCGTAATCCTTTACCATCATTTGCATCTTTATGACATTCTATTTTATGAGAACAAAATACACAACCCGCAGGAAGTTTCATATTACCCGCCTTCTCATGCGGTACTGATTCATAACATTTAGGTGGTACTTCTTTTGACTCTAACTTTTCTTTAACATTTTTAATTAAAGTTTTAATATTTGGTTTTAATAAATCATCTGGTTTATAAAGTGCTAACTCACCTGTTGATTTATTGACAACAAGAAATCCACCTTGTTTTGTTTTCTCATTCTCTTCATAACCTGTAAGCTGAGTAATGTATCCGAAAGGGTCATCATCTGCAAGTGTACCATTCTGAAATTTCTTAAATGAATATGAAGAAGCAGTCTTAACATCAACAACTTCACCATTAATTTTACTATCCATATGCCCAATAATACCATCAACATTAACTTTCTTTTGTTGGTCTGTAACTTTATGTCCTGCTAAATCAGTAAGAAATAAAACAAGATGTTCAAGTAAATGTCCATACAAAAATTTTAATTGTAAAGAAGGATTTGCTTTTTCTCTCTTGACTGGTTTATGTTTGTCATACCATAGTTGTCTTAATGGTCTTCCTAGTATAGACATTCTTAATGAACTCTTATCTTGTTTAACTGGATTACTCCAGTCAATAAAAGCATCTTTAATGTTCTTTAAAAATTTATTTAATTGTTCATCTGATACTTCTAATTTTTTTCCATCACCCAGATTTGATAATAACTTATTTATATCTGGAACTAAAGTATCAATTGTTTTAGTGTGTTTCTTTCCAGTTGTTTCCACTTTTGTACTCCCCTGTTAATGGACATCTAAGTCCTAATTTAATTCCTGCTTGTTGTATTGATTGAACTGCTAGTTGTCCTAGTTGTTCTGCTTGATTTTCTTTTACTTGATATTGAAATTCATCATGGACATTTGCTACTGGAACTGCATCAATATTATTCTTTTCAATTTTGTCTTCTAATAATACCAACGCAGTTTTCATAGTTATTGCCCCTGCCCCTTGGATGAGGGTGTTGACTGCTCCATGTTTTTTTCTGATGATGAGGTTTCTTTGGTCGATTCCTTTGAGGTATCCTTTTCTACAAGCGAGGTCCACTCTGTCTCGCAATTTTTTAAGACTTGGTAAAGATTTGAGAAATCTTTCTTTAATCTGTTTTCCATAGCTCTCAGACCTGCCACAGATACTTCCGAGCTTTTTGTTACCTGCCCCATAAATGAACGCATAGATAAATGTTTTTGCAGTATCTCTGCTCTCCAACCCTGCAAGAGTTTGATTTGTAGTGTGTATATCTCCATTAATGACTTCATTAATATACTCCTTGTTGTTCATGTAGTGAGATAATATTCTTAACTCAAGTCCACTTGCGTCTATTCCCACTAATTTATAGCCACTTGGAACTACCCATAACTCCCTGCATTCTTTACCATATGGAGAGTACACAGCAGGGATTTGAGCCATGTTGGGCGACTGATGACTCATTCTACAAGTTATTGCTCCATTAGTAATAACTCTTCCATGCACTCTCCTATCCTTATCAACTGCTTCAATCCAAGAATTAATCATTGCAATTCTTTTTTGCAGTAGAAGGAATTCATTTATTAATTCTGCTTCTGGTATGTTTTTAATTTGTGATAAAACTTTTTCATCTACAATAACATGCCCCTTCTCTGTTTTCTTTTTAGGTTTCCAACCAAGTTTCATTAATCGTTCACCTATCTGTTGTCTTGAACCAAGATTAAATTCTTGATAGTGAACTTTAATAAATGGAACTCCCTTTACATATCCTCTTGTTTTATTATTTGATTTAGGTATAAAGGTTTCTTCAATCTTTAATGGAGGAAATGTTTCTCTAACTTTATTTTGTACATCATCTATTTTCTTTTGTAATTTAGCATGAAGTAAATGTGCTTTTTCTAAATCAAAAAGAAATCCTGTACGAACTTGCCTTTCAATAATCTCTGAAACTCTATGTTCTAAATCTATAGATTTTTGAGAGAAACCTTTACCCTGTCTTTGTAATAAGTCATAAACTTTTTGAGTTAACTTAACATCACGAATACAATAGTCAAGCATTTCTTGAGAGAACTTTGTAAAGTCTTTAAAATTTATTTTGTTATAACCAAACTTAATTCCATATGCTCTTAATGAATGACCACTTTCACGAACTGGTTTAAATAATCTTGAAAGAATTAATGTATCAGTAACTTTACCTAACTTAAATAAGTCAACTCCAATTACTTTTTTAATTACTGGTGCATCAAATCCGATTATGTTATGTCCAATAAACTCTTGATAATTCTTCGCATCATTCTGAAATTTATGGAAATCATTCTCAGTATAAGATATAATATTCCCCTTATCACATATAGTGACCAAACAAAAAATCTTGTTAGGTAATTTAAACCCATTAAGAATTTCGGTTGTTTCGATATCCAGAAATAATTTTCTGTCGCCCACTCTCGCAGTCCTTTCACTTAAAATTTATCTTCTTCTGTCTCATCACCAGTAGGTTTATCTACTTCATTTAATCTACCAGTATCTTTATCCCAATATAACCAACACGCAGGACCAGTCATACCTACAAATCTATTCTTAAGAACTCTTAATGATGTAGTATTTCTAATAGCAACATCATCATTCTGACTATCTCTTTCTAATCCAAGAACCATATCAGATAATTGTGCAATAGAACCAGACCCTCTTAATTGTGATAGTGAAGTTACTGCTCCCTCTTCATGTCCTCTACCATCTGGTCTTCTTAAGTGTGATACTATAATTAAAGCAATGTCTGTTTCTTGAACAAGTGTTCGAAGTTTAGTCATCACTTCATCAATAGCTTTTCTTTCATCACCAAATTCTTGAGAAGAAACTATCATACTTACATGGTCTAGTACAATGAACTTACAATCTAAAGCTTTCGCCATGTATCTAACTCTTGATATAATATTATCAACAGAGTTTGAACCAAAATGATTATAGAAATAAAATCTACCAGAACCTATTGTCTTATTAAAATACATTGTCTTATCTTCTTTAGATAAATTAATGTCTGGTCTTCTTAAAGGTAAGTTAGCTTCTGTCCCCATGATATCTAATGCAGTTATCTTAGGACTTTCCTCTAACATAATCATACCAATATTACTTTCAGTACTTTTAAATATATGATAAACTAACTCTTTAATGACAGAAGTTTTTCCTAGTCCAGTACCTGCGGTTATTGTAACCAACTCACCGCTACGAATACCATAAGTTAATTCATCTAAACCTTTCCATCCATAATCTATTCTTGATTTAACAACTGGTTCTAATACTTCTGAAAGTAATTGACTACCCTCAATGATACCATCTGGTGCATGTACTGGTGCATTCCACCAAGCTTTAACATACTCCTCATATTTTTTAGAACGCAATAAATCATTTGCGTCTTTATAAATTTCTGGAAGTTTAACTATCTTAACTTTTCCCGGTTGAAATAACTCTGCAACTTTTTTACTTGCGTCTCTTCCAACATCATCATTGTCAAAATTAAGTACAATATTATCAAACTTATCAAGCCAAGTATAACTTCTTTTAATATCTTTTATTGCTGACGCAACTCCATTCTTAATAGATACACAAGGATATTTTGAACCGAGCATTTGATACACACTCATGGCATCAATTTCACCCTCTGTTATTGTCACAAATTTTCCGCCATTAAATAATTGCTGACCAAACAATCCTGAACTGGATGTTGAACCTACTATTGAAAAATCTTTTGTCTTAACATATCTAGTTTTTGTTGCTAACATCTGACCTGTCTCATCATAGTATGGATAAATATGTTTTTGTATTAAGCCCCCATTGTTATAGGTAACTTTAACTCCATACTTCTTACAAGTATCACTACTAATTCCTCTATCAGTTATAGAACCAATAGAACCTGCATGATAATTAAGGTCTGTTAATTTTTGTTCATTATTAAAATCTTCTGCTGTTTGCATGTCGCCCCTTTCAAAATTTAAATTTGTCCCTGCATCTTCTGGAAAGAAAGTTGCACAAGAAAAACAATAACTACTTCCATCTTCATTAATACTTCTTGCATCACTACTTTCACAGTTAGTACAGGGGACATGAGTTTTAATAAACTTTGGTTTATCATCTTCCATTTTCGCCCCCTGTTCCATTAGTTATTTAAAATTCCTCGCTGTTACCTTCGGCAACATACCCGCCATCCGAGACATCAAAGTCTTCACCATAGGGTACGAGGTCTAGCACTTGAACTGCTTGTAAGTCCAAGCTAGTACCAGATTTACCTGCAAATTTCCAGTCAAAAGGTTTGTATAAAACTTTAACCTTCGAACCATTACCTACTAGTACATCAATAGGGTTTTTTGCAGAGTCCACTAGTCTTGGCATAGGATTTTTAGTTCCATCTGCTCTAGCGACTTTTCTTTTAAACTTAACGATATTTCCTCTATCGTCAGTCTTAACTGAGACACCCGAATCTTTGAAAGACTTTGCAGTATCTTCGTCAACTGATAAATCAATCTGATATACAGGGTCAAATGTTGTATTAGGTCTAGTAACACTAGCCCAATACGCTTTTCCTTCAACTGTTGGCATATATATAACCTCCTATTTTTATTGAAGTTTGTATTATAGCACACTTACAAACAAAATGCAAGTGTTATTTATAATTTTTTTTATAAATCTTTTGAGTAGTTTTTTATCTGCAGACTATTGGTACTACTCAAACCAGAATGTTTATAGAACATACAACTCCTGTGTTTCAGCATAGCAGGATTACAGTATCACCTATTAAAACAATAACACCAGATTGCAATTAGGTATTAACTCGTTTTAAATTTTTTTTAATTAAACACCATGTCTTAACTCTATTAGATATTAATATATTATTATTAATATTATAATAATAACTATTAAATATCTTTAACATAGTTATTTATAATATTTAAATAATATAGAATTATACTCCTAAAATGTGGCAGAATTATGGTAAACATATATTTATTTTATACCTGTGACATCTTGTCGCTTAAATATTTAGCACGACTAGGTGTCTGCTTTGCCCATCTGCTATCCAACATTTCTAAACTCGCCCCTTTAAAATTTAGTTTAGCAATATTCTCAAACATCTTTCTAAACTTACCGACACCTGCCTTGCCTAATTGAAAACACATATTACATAATATAGATATAACTTTCATCTTTCTATCTATATCTAGTAGCCCAAAGTCTGTGTTTGTCAATCGTTCTTTGACTAAAGAATTTGCGTTATCCCACGCACTCTGAAAGTCTTCATCAAAAACTTTTGATAACTCCTCTTTACTGTACTGTTTTCCTTCAACATATTTATTATTTTCTTTTTCACTATCAGTTACGAGGTGACCCCAACCTATAGTAGCAAATCCTAATGAGTCACTATATGTAGTATCTCTAAACCCTTCGTGCTTTCTTATCTCATCCTTTATCTCTTCTATATCTTTAAACATTTCCATAAAACTCCTTGTTAAATATTTCTTTTATTGGAATAAGCACACACTTACTCGCCTTATTGTCGCCAACATTTTTTGTCAACTTATCTTTATACTTATCTACAATACCTTTCAGTATAGATGTTTTAAATACAAGTGTACAAAATTCCTCCCTGTCGCCCTCTAATCTATGAAACCAGTAGTCAGATGTTGTTGCATAGATACCACTAGGTTTGCCCCTGTACTCATACTCTATTGCAATGTTACCTGTCTTCTTCCACCAACTTCTCTCTGACTTAACTTCTATCTGACATTTAGAAAACATGTCCTTAACTTTTTGTTCTCTTATTTGTCCATACTTTAAATCAATGTCAAATTTTTTATTCCCTGCCATATAAATAATTCCTTTCGTTTATGTAATTGATTGCGTCTTGTAATTTTACTGCGTAGTATTCATCTTCTGAATAATTATATAGTAGTGTAGTTAATAAAAAGATATCATACTCTCCTACTGTCCACATTTTAATTAGTTCTTCTCTAAAATCTACATAACTATGATGTGTCTGTAATGTTTCAATATAATTTACAACTGATAAACATTTAGTAGGATAAACTTTTAATCCAAACTTTGCATCTTTATTTCCTAAAGGTTTAAGATGTAGTTCAGTTAAGTTATATGTTCTTATACCATATAAATTATTTCCCTCAACTGCAAACCTTGACTTACCCCAGTCACTCTCTAATACTGCTTGACCTACAATTATTTCAATAGGTATTCTTAATTGATTAGGTGTAAAAGAATTATAAGATACTGCACAATTTTTTACACCTTGAATAAATTCTTTATTACTATTGTAAGTAAAGTCCTCTTGAAAATTAAATGTTGTATTACATAATAATAATAATGTAGCACATAAACTTTTAATCATTATCTTTTTTTATTTTTTCTTTTTATTATGTTTGCCCATATACCATTCACTAGGTTCATAGTTCCACCGCTTACCATGATGTCCTCGTATATCTGCATAGAGCATTCTTAATTTTACTATTGCTTTTTTTAATTTCTTAAACATAAGAAACCACCTACTATTATACCACATTTTTTTAGTAAAGTAAAGTTAATAATTATTTTTATTTATCTTTGTAAACCTTTGATTTTATTGACTTAATTAACTCTAATAATATTTTCTAAAATCATTTAAAGATAATTTAAAAAAAGATTTAAAAATTGCGTTAATAACTTTCCGATAGTCTTCTTGATTATTTTTTCCTTTGAATTGACTTACCATTAGTGACCCAACGATTTCATTTAATCTAAATATTTCTTTCTTTGACATTTAGTCCTCCTTTATATTTTCAAGTTTAGATTTTATTTTTTTTAATTGTTCATTACAATCTATAATAACTTTCATTAAAGCAATTTGATAAGAAAGTAATTCAATCTTACTTGCTTGTTTAATATCTATATTCATCTATCCTCCTTTCTATTTTCAAGTTTAGATTTTATTTTTTTTTCTAGCCATTACCAGTCTCTTGATATTTTTTCCATGACACCTGTTTCGTGTTTAATAAAATATAATAAATGCCAAACAGCTAAGTCGTATGGCTTTCTTGCTTTTTTACAGAAATTAAAGCCATCATATACATTTGCTTTATTTATATAAAATGTTTCATGGTCTTGTTCATCTTTAG